GATTCTTTCGTGTATAGTACATCCTTGGGCATCAGTATGGTTCTCCTTTACCAAAATGTATAGTGGCGCCAGAACCACCATCATGTTTATTTAAATACTTAACAAGATCTCTGAAACTACCCTCTTTGCCACCAGGAGCACCCGGCATTGGTTCGGGAGCCTGATATGGCGGACGTTGGTATTTGGATGGCCAACGTGTTGCCCGATATCTCATTCCCGCTTCTTGAGCAACTTTCTCTGATCTTTCACGCTGTTCACGAGCCGCTTTTAAAGCCGCAGTTTCAGTCATTTTACTTTGACCCGTTGAAACGGTCACGCAAACTGTTTGTGAATTGCCACAGTGCGCTTAAATTCTTTTCAGCCTGTTCCATCTTCGCTTCCAGCTTAACCACGGTCACATAGGTTTGCTTTTTTTCCAACTCTCGAAGGTCGCGTTGTAGCGCCTGAACTTGGGATTGTAAGCGCACGGCTACCACCAACGCGCCAACCACAAAGACTACCAGCGGAAGTAGGGTCTTGAGGAGATCCAACACACCTCATTCATACCTCTTTGCTCAGAATACCTTCGTTTTCTTGGCCATACCGCCATCGTTGCGTCTTAAATATCCTAGGGTTTCATCTACAGGAGGAACTGCACCTAGATTTATACGAGGTGTTGCTCCTAGACGGCGGGGAGGAACTGTTGGTACTCCCAGACGGCGGGGGCGGACTACATTTGCAGTACCAGAAATTCTATGAGGCATCAGAAAGTTCCTTTTCCATCGTTGTCGTCGTAATAAAAGCCCTTAACCTGAACGGGAGGAGTTCCCTTGATTACTGCCATACCACCATGGGCATAACCCCTATACGGTGCGACAGAAGGCACCGGTAGCGGACGCTCGAAGGCGCCGGTTCCAGGATAACGGCGCATTGGATCAACCACAGCGCCACCTACCTGATATCCCTCCGCAGCATTCTTCTTTTTCGCTTTAGCCATAAGACCACTCACTTCCTGTTTTGGAATGTCCATCTGATCGGACATTTGATTAACCAATGTGCGTTTTCTAGCCATATTGTTTCACGTGAAACATTACGCCTTCCTTTTTCGTTTGGCCAAATAAGCTCCGTACGCTCTTTTAGCCGCCTTTAAGGTCTTATATACAGCACCGCCAAAGGTCCATCCACCTTTCACCTTACGGATAGGCATTAGTTGCCGCGCCCCGCCGCTCCTTGTTGGATGCGCTCTCTATTCACTTCAGCGCGCAACAATGCGATATCTTCTTGAGAATCTATCTTCTCACGTGTCAGATCCTGTCTTTCTTCTTCTGTTTCGACATCAAACGCAAGTTTCTCGGAAAATTCACTAGCTTTACGCTGTACATCTGCCGCCTTGATATCCAATTCCTTGGAACGTAGCTGAACCAAAGGATCAGTTTGCCCTTCCGGCGGCGGCATCAGCGCAGCCATAACCTCATCGGTATATTGCGCGATATACTGAGCGACTTTTGCTTCCACATCTACCGGCTGCGGCTGCTGTCCCATTTGCGCTGCCTGTTGCGATGCGATTTGCATCTCAGCCATGGCGACACCTCTCGCCTTGTAGGCAATATGCTCACAAAGATGCGCCTGTAAAAGCGCAAAAATAGGCGGTGTTGAAGCTGGAATAGGCGTTTTCATAAACAAAATATGCGCCGTCATATGGGCATCATGATCCTGTGTCGGAAAAGCCTGTAAAGTCTCCTGAATAATAGAACGCGCGTTCTCGATTGCCGGATCTATGGGCTGCGGCGGTTGAGGCGGCGGCAAAAGGGCTTCTATGTTCTGTACCCCTATCGCTTCATAAATTCGCCGATATGCTTCATAAAGATTGTGCATTTCCGGGCTTGATTGCGCCAACTGCAACTGTGTCTGCGCCAAAGCCAATCTTTGCGACATCGAAAAGATATTTGGATCGGATACAGGAATGACATCGACGCGCTCGTCAAAATCAGCCTGTTTGATCAGAGCCTCTGCGCCCCAGACGTTATAAGGGTACTCTGGCGGCAGAGATTCGGCAAAAACCTTGCTTAACATCCGAAATTCTTGTTTTTGCGCGTAATACAGGCGCTTATGAATCGCCGACATGACCTTTGAGCCACGTTCGAGAAGCGCTACCGTTGTTCCTACAGCGGCTTGTTGATTTCCATCTCCAACTTGTATGTCCGTAATTGCCGCAAAACGGCGCCCAGCATCAACGACAAACCCAAGAAGAGCCATTAATGTTTGACTTGGCTCCTTGTACGGCAGCGGAAGAATACTCTCTCGAAGAGCTCCACCGGGAACATCAATATCGCGAAACTCACCAGGAGACAAAGGCTCGTCAGCATCACGGATGCGAATGCCGCGAGCTTTAAAGCCAGCGGGAAGATTAGCAAGTGTTCCAGCATCGATTAGCTGCCTTAGAATAGAGGTTGCCGAACGACCCAAGCCCCCAATCATGTGCAACAGGCCGAAACCATAGAACCCAAGCCCAGGAAGAAACTTGTAGTGGGCGAAATATTGAAGCTTCCTGTAAAGATCATCTCCCTCTTGCCAATTACGGCGAATGGATAAGATCTTAGCGCTACCTTCATCTATCGTTACGATATAAGGAAGCTTGATCCCCGTCTGTTCGCCGTCCAACGGACTTACATGCTCAAATCCGGGAAGATCCAACTCGGTATGAATCTCCAAAAGCGTACAGTCCTGATCGTCCAGAGTCTTGTGTATTCCCGAGATCTCTCGTTCTTTTTCGCGAACCTCGTCGTCTTGTTCATAAGGGACAAGATCTATTTCGCGATAAAACCCTCCAGCCTGAAACTTGCGGATATCGTTATCGCTCATGCGTATGACATGAACTACACGGGATGCCGATGCCAGATCCGTGGCATTATAAGGAACAACTAAATCATCCGCAGGAACAAACCTCGAAACCGCTCTATCCAGAATATCATCATAATAAATCTTCTTGAACGCACTGCCGGCAAGAGGAAGATAAAACAGCAGACGATCCATCTCAGGATCGTATTCCTCCATGACATGGGTAATCTGATAATTCATGAACTCTTGAATACGTTTCGACTGCGCTTCAATCTCTGGAGTTGCTATACCGACGATTTGTGTTCTTACCGGCCCTGAACTGGGCAGAAGTTCCTTATAGGCTTGCGCCTGAAATTGAGTAACGGCTTCGGCAATAAGAGGATGTGTTACGCCACTCGATCCACGGAAAGGCTGCTCACGCTCCTCGTATTTTAGTCCTAGTAAATCCAGACCATCCTTATAGGAATCTTCCCAATCTTGCCGGCCACTCCTGTCTTCCTTGTAAAGCCCAACAAGTTCGCTGGAAATATCCATGAGAACCCTCTCATCGAGAATTTCCGCCAGATTGGCATCGGACTCTGCTTGAAGCTGCTCCTGAATAGCGTCTTCAAAGTTAAGAACAACGGAACCATCTTCCTGTTCCAACATCTCCGTTGGTTCTTGAATTTGCTCGACCTCAATCTCCTCGTCGGTCAACCCGCCCAGAGGCATTCCCTGCGAAGGCATTATGTTATCCAGTAAAGACGTTTGTCCTCTTGCCATTATCTAGCTACCTTTTTCCACTTTTCCCAGCTTCTGAGACCGCCCAATCCGAGCATCCCAAGTAAGACAGGCATCATTGTACCTAAATCAAGTGTCGGAAGATGAACCAGGTTCCCTGTCTGTCCCATGATAAAAATGGCTATTGGTTGAATCAGGTATGTGTAGAACAAAGCAAGCCCGCATGTCCAGCCAACGAATGGACGCCATCCGGCAATAAACATGGATTTATGGCCCGCTTCAGCCTTATTTACCTCTAATTGAGCTAAATCTATGGAAGCGAGATGCTCGGTAAGCTTCGCCTCGATCTCTCTGGTTGCCTTTTCCTTCTCTTCCTTGTTTGGGAAGAACCTATCCAGAACATCCCCTACAATGGGAAGTAGCGCTGGAATAAGGCTAGCGAGCATCTTCTGTTTCCTCTTCAGGATCCGGCTCTGGCTCATCCCCTAGAATTTTCACGCCATAACCTGACTCTCTCAAGAACAAACGTATCTCTGAGATAGGACGGGACCACGCCATATGGGTTACAACGGTTCCCCACCCGTATGCCGATACCATCGACGGAACTCCAATCAACTCATAGTGGTTGCGCGGAGAGTATACATAGAGAGAGCCGCCAGAATTTCCGTAGATAATCGGGGAGGTTGAGAGGTATAGCGAATTGCCATCCTGATCCCTACCATATCCAGCCAACAGTCCCATTGTCGGGAAAGGCGGTTTCCCAAGTCCCGCCCCTACCGCATATACGGTTTGGAAAATCCACGGACCTTCATCTAGATCTTCCGGATAAAGCATAGCGACATATGGCATTTTGCGTTCCGTATCGGAAATCTGCAAAAGCGCCAAATCACGGCTTTTGTCGTAAGCTTTTATATGCCCCAGTCTGCCAATAGTGCCTACCGCTGTGCTGAAATTATTATATTCCCAAAGATCCACGTTGACTGGTCTGCGTGTCTCGGTCTCTACATGCTCTTTCTTCTCAGAACTCCAAACTTTTGAAAGTTTCACATAACCCTTAACGACATGCCAATTAGTGAGAATGAAACTTTCGTATTCTCGATCTTCATTCTGTTTGGAATAAATAACAGTCCCGGACCCTGAACCACTCCCCACCCTAACAAGAACAGTGGGATAGAGCATTTCCAAATGCTCCTGTTCCGGAACCATCCCACTTTGCTTCGGATTAGCTAAAACCGCTGCCGAAAAAGTCAGAGCTACAATAAATACGGCTGCAATCTTATAAAAAGACTTCATCCCTTAATCTCCAGCCTTACACCCCCAGGATTTTGGCCCTGGGGGTGCCCAAAAATTAGTATACGCCCTTTTCCTTCAAAACAAAGGCAAGAACGGCCACTGCAATACCAGCTATAACTAAATATGGCTGATCTATTAAAATACTGACACCCACAACTGCAACACCAATTGCCGCATAGGTGGAAGGTTCACGCATTAAAGCCTCCTAGTAAAACTGGCGGGGTTGGGTCTTATATACAGGTTCTTCGTCTTTTTCGTCACTGTCAAGACGAAGAAAACCCCCCTTACGATATCTTATTAAAGCCATGCTCATACTGTCGCAGTAATCGTCATAATCGCCATTGGGAAATGCCGCGCACTCCTCAATAACCTCCTCGGAAAACTTCTTTTCCGGTGCCCAAACCTTGCCTGACTCGAAAATCGGCGCCACCATATGCATCCTGGTGTGCTTATCCTTGCCCTTGGACGGCGTATAGTTCACCACCGGTATACCCATCGTCCTTAACTCGTCCGTGAGCGGTGTTCCAGTGGCCTTTGCCTCGATCAGAACCATATCCGGCTCCCAGTACTCGTACTCCTGCATGGCCTGAGACTTGAGTTCTGGAAAATCCCACCGTCCGCGCTTCGCATCCATGAGTATCAAATGATCGGCGCCGCCCTCCTCGGGCTGAAATACTCCCCATGTGGTAATGGCCGAATAATCCGCCGTCTCCTTCTTGGAAAACGCCGTA